ATGGGCAGGCTTCGCACTCTGAAAGGTTCAGGCGGCATTTGTATTCCCTGCGCGTCAAACCGCCTTCGTGTAAAGCGGTTGCAAAAAAGCCTTTTATTTTGACAGGGTGCAGAGATGAACGCCGAAGGATTTTGTGAAAAACAAACCGCCTGCCGGCCGGACGGGCGCCGAAATGCGGGCGATCGTGCCGATTTGAAGGCCTTTGAGTTTGCCGGACGGGAATTGGCGAATTATCGGGAAATGTTGAAACGTTATGCCGTCTGAAAAGACGGCTTTTTTATTTGGGGCTGTAAATGAGCGATTTGGAAGCCAAAGTCAGGATAACGGTAGAAAACCATACGAAGCAGGGTTTTGATTCGGCCGCCGCCGATGCTGATAAGGCGGCGGAAAAGATGCGCAGCAGCGGCGATAATGCCGCAAAGGGCTTTAAAGCTGCAATCGACAGTATGCACGAGACCATGCGCAATTTGCACGCCGATGTGAAAGCGGGATTTGAAGCGGCGGGCAATCAGGCGCAACAGGCGTCTGAAAAGGTTAGGGCCGAAGTGGGTAAAATCGGCTCAGGCTTATCGGGGCTGACCAAACTGCTGGCAGGATTAGCAACCGCAGACTTCGCCAAATCGGTGCTTGATACCGCCGATGCGATGCAGTTGATAAACAGCCAAGTCCGACAAGTCACGTCGTCTGAAACGGAGTATCTGGCCGTGCAGCAGCAGCTTCTCGATACGGCAAACCGTACCAGTGCATCGCTTGAATCAACGGCAAACCTGTACGTTTCCACAAGCCGCGCGTTGAAAGACTACGGCTACACGCAGCAGGAAATTTTAAAATTCACCGAGGCAACCAACAACGCGATGACCATCGGCGGCGTTGGCGCGCAACAACAGGCCGTCGCGCTGATGCAGTTATCGCAGGCTTTTGGCAGCGGCGTATTGCAGGGCGATGAATTTAAATCCATTTCCGAAGCCGCACCTATTTTGCTGGATACCATTGCGGAATATATGGGCAAATCCCGCGCTGAAATCAAAAAGCTGGGCAGCGAAGGGAAATTGACGGCGGATGTGATTTTCAAAGCCATTTCCGGCGCGTCGGAGAAGTTCGGGGAGCAGGCGGCCAAAATGCCCGTGACGATGGGGCAGGCTTTGACGGTGTTCTCGAACAACTGGCAAAGCATGGTTTCAAAACTGCTGAACGACAGCGGCACAATGTCGGGGATTGCCGCCGTTATTAAACTGATTGCGGATAACCTTAATTTGGTTGTTCCGATCGTCGCAGGTTTTGCCGTTGCCGTTGCCGCCGCCGTTGCACCGACACTGGCTTTGAATCTTGCACTGCTGGCAAACCCGTTCGGGATTATTGCCGTCGCAATCGGCACGGTTGTCGGGCTGATTGCGAAATTCGGCGATGAAATCGATGTTTTCGGCGGCGGCTGGTCGAATCTTTCCGATGTGATTCGGGCGGTTTGGCAAATCATCACGGAAACCGTCGGGGAAGCGGTGGGAACCGTCAAATCGTGGTTTGACGGGCTGACAGGCCGGCTGAACGAGGGCGCGGGCGGCTGGCCGTCGTTGTTCGGGCGCGTGATGAGCGTCATCTCAAGCGCAATCGGCGCGTATGTGAACGTTTATATCAACATATTCGCAACCGGCTGGATGCTGATTAAAGAAGCCGCAAACGATATGCCGCAATTCTTCGCCAATCTCGGCAAGGCCATAGGCAACGTGTTTATTTCCGCGATCGAACGGATGATAAACAAAGCGGTAGGCATGATTAACAGCATGATTGACTTTGCCAACAAAGCCGCGTCGATGGCCGGGATATCGGGCATTGGAAAGCTGAACAAGGTTCGGATGGGGCGGATGGACGACGGCGGGCTTGGCGAGCGTATTCATGACAGCTTGACGAAAGACCGCGCCGGCGCAATGGCAAATGCCGTCCGCGAACGGGCCGCCGATATTCACGAAGCCGATGCCCTCAAGGGACGCGGCGGCGGAGGACACGCCAAAACCGCCCGGAAAAAGCCGGGCGCAAATCAGGGCGGCGGCAAAGGGGGCAAATCCCGTTCGGGCGGTCCGGGCGCGGCCAAAGACCCGATGCAGGCTTGGGAAGGGGAAATCAAAGCCCGAAAACTCGCACACCGCGAAATGCAGCGCGAAACGCTCGCACACCAAGAATGGGATTTGGCGCGTGAGGCGGAATATTGGCGGGCGAAGCTGGCAACGGTGGACGCCAACGGCAAAACGGGCGTAAAAATCCGCGAAAAAATCCTGACGCTTGAAGACCAATTATCGAAGCAGTCAACCGAAGCCAAAATGAATCAGGCGGCCGAATGGGAGAAATTGGACAAGCACAAGCTGGAGATGGAGAAAGACGCGGCAGACCAAGCCCTGGCAGACGGACGTATTTCGCAACTCGAACGCCTGGACTTGGAAATCGAGTTTGAAAACCGCCGTTACCAAATCGCCTATGACGCATTGCAGGAACGCATCGCACTTGCCGAACAAGACCCGGCATACAGTCAGGCGGCAATCGGCAAGCTCAAGGCCCAAATGGGCGAATTGGGGCGGGGGCACGAACGGACGCAGGCGAAGAACGAGGGCAAACGCGAAAACCAACGCCGCAAAGACGCGCCCAACGTCATGGAAATGCTGCAAGACGGCGGCAGGAACGTTTGGCAGGAAGCACAGCAGCAGATGGGGCAGGCGTTCACCGCCATGCTGGCGAGGGCGCAGAACTTCAGGCAGGCGATGAACGGTTTCTTCAAAAGTATGGGGCAAACCTTTATTCAGGAAATGGTTACGAAACCTTTGACGGGCTTGATGCGGCGCATGGTTGAGGAATCGGCCATTTACAAGATGATTTTCGGAACTAAGGAAACGCTGGAGACAGCGGCGGCAGCCAAGACGGCGGCAACTAAGGCAACCGAGACAACGGCGGTTGTCAGTAGTAATGCTGTTCAAGCGGCTTCAGGCGCGGCGGCTTCCCAGGCGCATATCCCATATGTCGGCCCGATTCTTGCCGTTGCGGCTATGGCGGCGATGATGTCGGCTGTAATGGGACTGATGGGCGGCGGCGGTTCTCAAACGACCACAACCACGACGCGCATTCCCTCGGCGGCAGGCGGCTGGGACATTCCGGCAGGCATCAACCCGCTGACCCAACTGCACGAGAACGAGATGGTCTTACCCGCAGAACACGCCCAAACCATCCGTGAAATGGCGGATCAGCAGGGAGGCGGCAGCACCGTCATCATCAATTCGACAGGCGGCGACTTCATCCATAAAAACGATTTGGCGAAGCTGTTGAAACAGATGAAACGGGACTTTAAATTTGTCTGAGAAAATGCCGTCCGAAAGGTTCGGACGGCCTATGTTGCGGCGTACGTCAAGCTATTAAGCTATTTGGTTTTCAGAGGCTTTTTCTTCCATTTCCGGGCTACGGCTTCAAATTCTTGAAAGGCCGTCGGCGCGCTCCTGATACGGCGTATTTCAAAAATGAAGCTGCTTAGGTTGTCCCAGTCGCGTAACAGCATGGAGTATTCGAAATCTTTATACATTTTCTCGTGCAGCGCCCCGCCCAATACGCCCGCACAGACAAATTCGCGCTGGTTTAAAACTGTCAGTATGGCTTCACGGTCTTTCTTCTTGTCCGGGGTATCTGATGTATAGGTGGCGAGTATGCATCCGTCTGTTTTTGCCAGCCCGTTTACTATGGTTATGGCTTCTTGAAGGGCGGCATTGTTACGTTCGGCCATGATCATGTCGATGGTGGCGCGCTTTTTGGCGTTTTCCGTATTCCTCATGATGCCGTAAGCGGCAACAAAAACGCCGATAACAGTCAATATCGGCGTTGCTATCTGTATTAGGTTGTCAGTCATTGCCGTCCCAGCCGTCCGAAAGGCGGAAATCACGGCTTTCCGAATAAATATGCCCCATTGTCATCCCCTTAAGCTGATGTTGAGAATAAATCCTTGCGTCGGAATATACGGCATTGCCTGACTATTTTCAAGATTCCGCACCCCGCGGACCGGACTATACAAAAAAACCGCCTTCGTGTAAAGCGGTTGAAGAGAGCCTTTCAATAAAAATGCCGTCCGAAGGGCTTTCGGACGGCATTTTTTATAGATTCTTTTTTAATGAACCTTTGAAACCGAAGATAATTAATTTTCCTCTTTATTTTCAATACGCAGTGTGCCCTATGTTTTTAAATAAAAATATTTTAATCCAACATTTTTGCAATATCCGCCATGTCGGGGCGGTAGTAAACATTGAGTAAAATCCTTAAATCCCGATGCCCGCTGATTTTTGCCAAGACCTCCACAGGCACTTTTTTTGATAGGCGCGTGAGGGCTTCGCGGCGGGTGTCGTGAAAATGCAGGCCTTGTATGCCGCAATTATCCCGCGCTCGCCTGAATAATACATCAAGGCTTTTGGCATCCAGGCTAAACACCCATGTGTCATCAATTCCGCGCAGTTGCTCTATTAGTTCGGCGGCTCGCAAGGATAATGGCACGTCACGGCTGTCGCCGTTTTTAGTTATTGGGAGGTGGGCAATACGACGCCGCATATTCACATCTGCCCATTTTAGGCCGCAGATTTCGCCTGCCCGCATGGCGGTTTCGATGGCAAATAGGACGGCAACGGCAACCCGTTGCACCGCCATTTTCGGTTTCTCATTAGGCCGGTATAGGAGGGCGGCGCAAATATCGGCAATTTCCTGCTCGGTTGGCCGTCTTGTCCTTGCCCGGCTTTTTTTCGGCTTGCTGATTTTGCGTACAGGGTTTTCGCGAAGAAGTCCCCACTCTTTCATGGCGTGTTCGCAGACGGCGGATAAAGTGGTTAATTCGCGTCCGACGCTGGTGGGGGATACCTCCTGCAACCGTTGATCTCGCCAATCGGCGAAGTCTTGAGGGCGCAGGTCGGCAAGCCGCACCTTTGCCAAAGGTGTTTTTAGTGCGCGTCCAATGCGGTATGATTCTTCCCGTGCGCCCCGCTTTGATGGTGTAACCTCGGATAAATACCGCCGGATAAGGTCGGCAAAGATAGTATTTCGCGGGGCATTGCCTTGGATGCCGTCCATAATTTGCGACTCTATTCGCGCCGCCCACGCCTTCGCGTCTGATGCCCGCTCAAATGTGGCGGAACGGGAAACGCCTTTCATACGGATTTGTACGCGCCATTTGCCGTTACGTTGAGTGATGGTTGCCATATTTATTCGGGTGCAATTCGGGTGCAAATATAATAGAGCAAAACAGATATAAAGCGGGGCAAAATAGGGCTATATTAAATTTAATGCTTTGATATGTAGGGATAAATAGATTTAAAAAGACGAAAGAAGTGCGGACGTAGAATAAGCGTAGATGCGCTCCGTCCGCACCAA